ATGATGTTGGAACGGTATTCAGCTTGTGATCCTGCCCAAGTAGACTTAGACGAGAATTCCGATAGCATCAATTGTGGTAATGATGCTGCCTTGTATCCGTTTGCATAACACTGCTCAGCCACTAGCATTGACTCGCCATTTGCCATATTGAAGTCACGATTGCGCTCATTCACAAGCAAGTTGTAATCAACATAGAATTTCTGCCCTAAGTGTTTATTCCAATTCACCATCATAAAGCAGCTTTCTTTAAACTCAACAGGCGTAGTTCTAACCATTAGTTTTGTGTCATATAGTTCTTTGTTTAGTGAATATATCAAGTCGCCGGGCACATGGATTGGATTTGCAAGCGATGCGCAGCCAATGTGTGCATCAAGCAATGCTTGATGCGTTTCTTTCCTAAACACTGCCTCAAGAACGTTTCGTTCAGAATAAACAGTTATCAGTGTGTCGTTGTCAAAAAAGAACGCATAGTCATCATCTGTATTATAAAACTGTTCAAACAGTATGTTTCGCCCGTCGACAGGACGCATACGCTTATTGTCGCCAATGTATGAAACGTTGGGACTGTAATCGTTTTCGTTATATTCTTGATTGAGCACATATACATCAAAGTTGTGCTCCTTTAAAAACTCAAGTTGCTGTAGGTGTTGTTCTTTACGCTTCTCTGGTTCCTTTGTTCCAAAGTAAGAAATAATGTATGCTTTCATGTGTGTTCCTTTACAAATATATTTATCACGGCAAGAGTTAACAGAGTATTTAATGCTAAATAAAAGTATAACTATATTTCAAAGGAACGATAATGAAAGCATACATAATCTCATATATGAGTAGCAAAAAGATTGACACCAAGTTGAACTATGCTAGACAAACTGCACATTCGATGCAATTGACGTGGTTGTTACGAAACAATTTTGACGTTTACATCCTAAATCAGAATTATCAAGACTGTCATTATGAAGCAGCTGGTGTAACTTATATTGGCGACAACAGTTCGTATCGACCTGTTGATGCTAGAAACATATTGTTCAAACACTTTGAACAAACAGATGACGACTACGCATTATTCCTAGACAACGACACGATTTTAGACGAAGTGTCCGATCTTGAAATTATCAAAAACTTTGATCAAGCAATTCCAACACTGCTAGAAAACAAAATTGGATTGATGACATTTATCGATCCTATCAGAACTCCACGTGGCGCATTAAACAAAGAAGAACTAGACCAGTATTTCCTATTAAAGACATCACCATTCAAATGGAAAGAATCAGCGTTCATTATGCTGAATTGGAAGAAACATGCTGATGTTGAATTGCAAATCAATTACAGCTATCTTGAAAACGAGCGCAACACAGAACAAACAATGGCAACAGGTGAATCAATCTTGATGTCTGAATGGTGTTATGCGAATGGTTGGAAAGCAGCACAGATCAACAACATTATTCAAGACGAGCTAGTTACAACATCGTCATGGGCGCACAAAGCAGGCGACTACAAAGAAAACAACCAAGCACTGAAAGAAGCATATGACAGACTGGAATGGGTTTACACTGATCGCAGTATCTCGTCAAAGTTTATTGCAGTTGGATATACAGTTGCTAAGTCAACTGGTACAGTCAAGGTACGACTAATGGGGTCTAGGGATCGCATCAAATTTATGGAAGCCAAAGCATGGAAAGAAATGTTTGATTTCCACATGTGGGAATTACCAGAGCCAATGTCTAAAAATGACGTAAACGATTGGATAAAGGAAAACTTGTCCGATCATTATGTTATGAAGCACTACAATTTTTCTAACTCCAAAAACTATCTTAGCCGTGAGAACAAAATTGATCCTGTCAAGATACAGATCAAAAATGTCGTCAAGGCATAAATACTAGCATGACAAATGCAGCAGAACAAATATCAGAACAACTATTCAAGATAATTAAGGGTGCTCGGCACTCAGTCATCTTGTACACTGAAGAGGGCAAAGAAACAATTGACCCGACAGAAGCACGTAGGTTCTATATAAAAGATCTGCAAACAATGATCAATTTTATTAACGATGAAAACACAAGTGAGCTGGTTATTAACCTAAGCAAAGGTATTGATATAGACACAATTAAACCACTGCTAGACTCAATTAGAACACTAGCCAACCGTTATATTATTGAATACACTGTTAAGACATTTGGTAAAGCAATTGATCCTAAGGACTTTGCATACCAAGCCAAAGTTGTCGGCGAAGCTAAAGCAATGGAGCGCAACATGACCGAAGATAGAAACACAGTAGACTTAAAAACTGGCGGCAAGAACTATACAGTTGATCTTACAAAAGGACGTGTTTACCGAAAGTGGATGGATGATAACAATAGACCGCAGTCGATGATGATGAATCCAAGAGACCCGAGAGTTGCTAAACTTGTCATGCTAGCTAAATCAAAATTACAAGGTGGAATAACTGAAGAAACAACAACAGAAAAAAGTTATGTGCACGATAGAATTTCTCAAGCATTGCGAAAAGCCGGCGTACCTTTTAAACACAATGAAAGTATTAAAGGCGATGCGTATTACCTAAAAAATGGTAATGTAATACACAGCGACGGCGTAGGCATTTCAGTAGTTGTAAATGGCAACGAGCAGGAATACTTTAGCAATCCAAAAATGAATTATCTCCGTGCAGTTGATTTAGCACAAATGAACGAAGCTATTGAGTTAGGCGAAGGCTTTAGTGGTTGGTCAGGCACAGCACGTAAGAGCATTAACGAATTAGGTGATGCACGTTTGATTGTACGCCATCGTCGCAATGTTGACGAAGAAAAGCGCGGCGCAAGAACACGTCAGATTGAATCCATCTTTATTGAAAATGCAGAGGGCGAGCGTTTTAAGTTTCCAAACAAAAACATCACCGCAGCCAAAGCAATGCTCAAGCACGTTAAAGAAGGCGGCGCTCCACATGACAGTTTTGGACAGCACATCTACAATGTGATGGAAGAACTGCAACAGTTGAAGAAGTTTGACGGCTATAACCGTCGTAACAAATTCTTCGAGAATGAGCAAGAGATTAATGAAGAAGTGACTGGACGTATTACTGAACTACGTTCAACACTCAAGCAGATTTCAGGTCCAAAAGGATACTCCAAGCACTTTGAAAGCTTTACAGCCCAAAGCGGCAACGACGAAGGCGCAAGCGACGAGCAGTTAAATGAACTACAAGACGCAGTAACCGTTCGTTACTTTGACGAGGCGATTGCAGATTCGCTTCCATATGTGGCTAGAATTATTGAAGGCCTACGTGGACGTCAAGCTAAAGACACTGACATTGCTGACTTTGCACGTTATGTAATCAAAAATCAAGACTCGATTCAACTTAACCGTGAACTAGACTTAGATGACCCAGACTGCCCAGACTGCCGCGAGTACAACGATCGCGCAACGGAAGTTGCAGCGTGGGTTGAATACCTTGCGCCATACATCGGCGACGACAAACTATCCAACATGATGATGAAGATGTCCGACGATGTATACAGTGCAAGCGACAAGCACGTTGGCATGGCAATGCAAGCAATCAAAGTGATCAAGCAAAACGCAAGTGTTGCAGAACAAGCACACATGAAAAAAATTAACGCATACGAAGAACAGAAGTTAAAAATAGACGAAACATTTGATAAATATACTGTACACAAAATATTCGGAGCCTAAACCAAGGCACCTTGAAGTCATTGAAAACATTGACTTTTTCCGAAAAATAGTGTAAATTTAAGTTGTTGCACCAAAAGAATTGGCAGCAAGCTTATCTCAAGCAATTATAGGCTAACATAGGCTAACATAGGAGAAACATAATGGCTACACTAGCAGAAATCCGCGCAAAATTACTCGCGGCAGAAAAGACAAAAGGCGGAAACGCAACAGGCGGAAACAGAGACAACTCAGTTTTCCCACATTGGAACATTCCAGACAATTCAACAGTAACAGTTCGCTTTCTAGAAGATGGAGACGCGACTAACGATTACTTCTGGCGCGAGCGCCTGATGATTAAGATCCCATTTACTGGCGTTAAAGGACATGACGAGTCAAAGCAAGTTATTGTTCAAGTGCCATGCATTGAGATGTGGGGCAAAGAATGTCCGGTACACCGTGAAATTCGTCCATGGTTTAAAGATCCGACCATGGAAGATATGGCGCGTAAGTATTGGAAAAAGCGCAGCTATCTTTTCCAAGGATTGATTGTAGATTCACCTCTGGTAGAGGATGACGCTCCAGCTAACCCAATTCGTCGTTTCACAATCTCACCGTCTATCTACAAGACAATTAGCGGTGCATTGATGGATCCGGACTTTGGTGATTACCTTCCAACTGACATTGAAAACGGTACTGACTTCCGCATTACCAAGACGCAAAAGGGTCAATATGCAGACTATAGCACATCCGGCTGGGCACGTAAAGAGCGCGGATTAGATCAAGCAGAGCGCGACATCATCGCGGAACATGGCTTGCACAATCTAAACGATTACATGCCAAAAGAACCAAACGCAGAAGAATTGAATGCAATTTTTGAAATGTTTGAAGCAAGTGTTGAAGGCGAACTGTACGATCCAGAGCGCTTTGCAGACTACTACCGTCCATGGGGCCTTGACAAGCCAAATACTGGTAGCACTCAAACAGCAGAGCCTGCACCATCTACTCCAGCAGCAGAAACAAAAGCATCAACTCCAGTTGAGGATGCACCAATTGCATCAGCACCTGCACCAGTTGAAAAGCCGGCTGCAAGCGAAGGCACTAAGGATGCAAAAGATATCCTTGCTGCAATTCGCGCACGTAAAGAAACAAACTAAGTTTGTTTCATCAATGCTAGGCCTTCGGGTCTAGCATTTTCCATTACATATTAGGAGAAGTATATGAGTAATTTTACTGTCGCGCAGGTGCGAGAAATTCTTGACCAATGTCCAGATGACGGCATACTTGAAGTCGAAGGAATGGTAATAAATCCAAAATCATTTCAAATGGAAATGATTGTAAAAATTCCATATCAAGTTATAAAAGAAGAGGAAGAATAATGGCAAGAGCATTTGACGTTTCAAAGTTCCGCAAAGGCGTGACAAAAAGTGTTAAAGGAATTAGTGTAGGATTCCGTGACCCGGACACATGGGTCTCAACAGGCAACTACACACTCAATAAATTGATATCGGGCGATTTCCACAAAGGTGTTCCACTAGGTAAGGTTACAATGTTTGCAGGCGAAAGCGGCGCAGGCAAAAGCTTTATCTGTTCGGGCAACCTTGTTAAGAGCGCACAAGAGCAAGGCATCTACGTTGTACTAATTGACAGCGAGAACGCACTTGACGAAAAATGGCTACATGCATTAGATGTTGACACAACAGAGGACAAGCTGTTAAAGTTAAACATGGCAATGATTGACGAAGTCGGTAAAGTTATTAGCGACTTTGTTACAAGTTATCGTGAAGACTACAGCAGCGTACCTGACGAAGAACGTCCACCAGTTATGTTTGTTGTAGACAGTTTGGGTATGCTTATGTCGCCAACTGAAATCAATCAGTTCCAGGCAGGTGACATGAAAGGTGACTTTGGTCGTAAGGCCAAGCAGCTTAAAGCACTTGTAACCAACTGTGTCAACATGTTTGGTGACTTAAACATTGGACTCGTATGTACCAACCACACATATGCAAGCCAAGACATGTTTGATCCAGACGACAAGATCTCGGGCGGCTCGGGCATGATTTTTGCATCATCAATTGTGGTTGCAATGAAAAAGCTCAAGTTGAAAGAGGACGAAGACGGTAACAAGATTTCGCAAGTTAAAGGTATCCGTGCATCATGCAAGGTTGTCAAGACACGTTATGCAAAGCCGTTTGAAACAGTTCAGATCAAAATTCCTTACGAGACTGGTATGAATCCATACTCGGGT